GGCTAGCCGAGAGGCCGCAGTCGTTGTGGTGAATGAAGCGAGGGGTACGAGAGGATCTGGGACATACGTGGTTCACAACGGCCACCATCTGGTTCTTACATCAGGACACGTATCCGAAGGCCCACTTCCTTACGTTTCAGTGCATACCGATAGCGGTGAGTCTAAATATGCGGTGGTCGCCTATGAGGTTCTCGATGCCGAAAATGATGTCGCAGTACTGATGTTATCCGCACCCATAGAATCTCGCACGCCGGTCAGATTAAGAGTCAGAGAGGACTACAGGAGCATAGTCGGAGAAGAGGTGGTGTATAGCGGATATCCAGCTAGCCACAACTTGATGACAATATATGGCACAGTGGCCGGCATAGAACAGAATAATAACATAGTAATGCACTCATATGCATGGATGGGCGCCTCCGGTTCTGGTGTTTTTGACGAAAGAGGCCGACTAATTGGCATATTGAGGGCTGTAGACGTCTCGCGCGGCCCATGGGGACCAAGCATTGTGGAAGACATGGTGTGGGTTGCGCCACTAAATGAGCTTAATTACGATAAGATAGAGAAGATATTGGAGGTTATCGAGCTAATCAACGAAGTTGAAGAGATGAGTGATTAAAAATAGTTCGAGATTTAAAGAGAGTATGAAAAGAAATAATATGATGGCTGGGTTAATATTTTTTATTGGCGCTGTGCTGTCTGGTTGCACTGGTGGGATCGATTATGTGATTCATGGAGATGGTGCCGGCGAAACAGTATACGTTGAAGTTCCCGGCGAGACCGAATACATTGAAATCCCAATATATATTTTAGTTGAAGTTCCCGGCGAAACCGAGTATGGAGAAATCTGGGTGGACTCCTTCGACCAGCCGCAGAGTGTTGATGGGGTTGATATTCTTTGGGTTATCGACACATCGGGCTCAATGTATAGGTATGACCCTGAATTGATGGCAGGCATCGAGGCGATGATGGCGGCGCTGCCCGAATCTGGTTGGCGATTGGCTATGATGAGTAATGACCCGACCCATGCCTCGGTCGAGGCACAGTTTCCTCTCGTTCCCGGTGACGATATTGACGATGCCATGGATATGTATAACGCCATGGGTCGCGGAGGAAGGGAAGAGGGCTTCGATGCCGCCTATGAGTACCTTGTAAACAATACATACGCCCAGACCTGGCTGCGCCCCGATGCTGCCCTGCTGGTAGTGATGGTCTCCGATGAAGAAGAGCAGAGTGACGATCACTTCACCAACATTGACGACTTTAAAGCGTGGTACGGAGCACAGCGCGGAGGATCCGCATACTTGGCCAGCATAAACAATGTTGCTCAAGCAGACAGCGTGTGCACCAGCCCTCCAAGTGCATACGACGTCGGAAACAGGTATATGGAAGCAACTAATTTCTTTGGCGGCGTCATCGTAGACATATGCGATGAGGATTGGGCACCCGGCGTACAAGATGCGTCGAGTCGTCTGGAGCCATATGAGGAGTTGGAGCTAACATATGTGGTAAGCGACGAGGCCACCATCCGAGTTTTTATCAATGGAGCACTAAACTGGGATTGGTATTACCAAGCCTCTGACAACACCGTATACTTCACCGTAATCCCTGCGGGCAATGATCGCGT